TTTTCTGAAACTTTCAGTTGCGTTAAATGTTAATTCACTTGGCATTTAAATCTATTTTATTTATATAAATAGATTAAATCTTAATTTTTATGATGAGTAACTATTGTTTCTATTCGTTATTTTTCCTACGATACCAGAAACAAAGTCAGGGTTTTGTAATAATTCTCTAATATCAATTTGTGTTTGATTTCCAGATATGTTAACCTTTATTTCTCCATCACCTACTAATTTAATTTCTTTAGGTGTGGTGTCTATACTTGTTTCAGTATTAAAACTATTCATAACCAAGTCAGATAACCTATCAATGACATTTCTTTGGTTATTTAAATTACCTTTATTTTCATCAGTTATCGGATTATTTTCATTAAACCGTATTGGTGTTTGTTCAAGTGTTGTATTTTGGTTTTCACCCATTAAATCTGTACCTCCAATTATAATGTCGTTAGGATTAAATTTTAAAACTTCTTCGTTGGGTCTAATGATGAAGTCGTCAACACTTGTAAAATCTAATGTTGATAAATCTATATTAATATCGTCATTTTCATTTACTGTACTTTCGTCTGTACGTTCATTTTTTCGTCCAATTCTTCGGTCAATACTTATTAAATTATCATAAAATTTATTAGTTGCCTCCTGTAAACTATTTAAAGAACCCACAGCACCGTTTTCACTTAAAAAACTACCCGTCATTCCAAACTTTGATATTATCGCTTGGAATTGGTCCAAAGTATTAAAATCTTTTAGTATATTATCATTATCCAAATTTAATGATATATTTTTAGCAAAATCTCCTATCTCTGTTTGTGCGTCTTTAAAAATAGTCCCTATTGATTGTTTTACTGCACTTCTCGCTTCCTCACTTTTAAAACCACTCGCAACCAAATCTGTAACACTAGTTCCTAATTTTTTTACGTTTTCTTCAGATAAAATGGTTTCTAAAGAGTTACTTAACTGTTTTCCCGCTTCTCCTCCCGCTTCTATCGTATCAGTAACTCCTTTTGTGTTTGTACCAATTCTAATACCAATTGCTGTTATTAAATTTTCTGTATTGTCAACCATCGCGGTTAATGCGTCAAGCTGGCTGATAGCGATTTCTTTATCACTCATTTTAGCTTTTTCTTGTTGTTCAGCTAATATATCTAGTTGTTCTGCCGATAAGTTACTCGCGTCTTGTAGTCCATCAATACCAGGAACATTAATTTTTAATTGTCCTGCATCATCTATTTCGGCCATATTAGCAATTAGTTCCTTTTGTTCGTCAGTATATCTACTCATAGGACCTAACATATCAAGTTTTCTTGTTTTCTCTGCTGATTTAATCGCAGTTTCAGTTAATTCTTGATAATCCATTCCTGTTAATCTCGCAGCCTCTCTTAGACGATACATTTCAGTAACAGGTATATCAAATTCTCCCGTTTTTTCATTAAATACAGCGGCTCCTTCGGCCATACCAATTATTGCGTCTTGTAATCCACCGACATCATTTTGAGCCATATTTAACAACTTAAATGGGTCTCCTAAATCACCTACCGCTCCCCCTAACATTTGGAATCCCGCAGCCATTTCAATTGACTTTTCAGGGTCCATTAATGAATCAGCCATACTCACAACCTTGTTAAAATCAATTCTCAATGACTGTGCCTTAGCAACCATTTTACTAAATCCTTCAACACCATTTTTAAAATTATATGACGCTAATAATTTAACGTTTGAACCCACTGATTTCATAAATTCACCAACATTCAAACCGTAAGTTCTTGCCTGTTTTTGCATATCACTTATGTTTGAAATTGCTTTATCAGTACCAATACCTAAAGTATCAAATCCTTCTACCATTTCTGCAACTTCCTTTGAGGTTATTCCTGCATTACGAGCTAATAGTCCCATACCGATAGTTTGTTCTGTAGTTAACAATGTATTTCGTTTCATTACAGAATTAATATCGCTCATAACATTAAAATTATCATCCAAAGTTAAACCATATTGTGCTGATTCAAATGCCGCATCAGCAATGGTATCTCTAACCGCTTCCCCCATAATCCTACCTTGTCCCATAGTTTCTCTAACCACTTTAAAACTCAGTTGTTCTAGCTGAGCCGTTGCCGTAGTTATTGCACCAATATCTGTAAGGTTTTCTTTTAGAGTTGCCGATAACTCAGTAAAGGTTTTGCTAGTAATTTGTGTAGCCCTTTCTAAACCTTTAAGTTGTTTAGTGGTTTCACCTATTCTTTCATTATCACGACTAAGGTCGTCATTTGTTTTTTCTTCGTCTTTTAAAAACATTAAGGTATTTTACTAATAAATATTTACGTTTTTGATTTAGCCTTTTCTATTGCTTCTGCCCTTTTTTCAAACTCAGTTGCTAACTTATTTATAAAATATTTTCTTTCATATGTAGGCATAATCATAATGTCAGCATATGAAAAATGGGCGTGTCTTATCAAATAGTAAATTTCATCAAGCAGACCAACTCTATAATCAGAAGAAAGGTCGAAAAAACTCCGCCCCAAAAGTGACTCTCACATTCACTTTTTCTCCTGACGGGGCTATAACTTCGCGATTTAAATCCATTTTAGGTTCTGAATCGGTGAGAGTATTTCTTATTAGTTTAGACTCGGATATGGGTAATGACATAACAAATTTTGCAATTTGTTCTCTATCTTCATTTCCGTCTACTGAAACTATTTGTTTTTCAAGTTTATTAGTGACAACAGGAGCAACCATACCCGGTGGGTATTGTTCAATTATTTTGTTTAATTCTTCTATTTCACCTATAGTTAATAATTTACATTTAACTAAATGGCCTGTTTTTGGTAATTTAATTTCAAAAAGACCTTCTCCATTTGGTTCGATTTTTGGTTTGACAAAATCTAATTCATCAAGACGGACGGTCGCTTCAAATTTTCTGGATGTTTTTGGGTCAGTTAAATTAAAATTATAATCAGGACCAAATGAAGTATTTCTAAGAAATATCAGTATTGCCTCAAGGTCACCCTCTAATAACTCTTCAATTTTAAAATCAGGTTCATAAACCTTATTTTTAACTAAAGAATGTACCACATTAACACTTCTATTTGCGGAAACTAAAGTATTTTCGTCTTGAGCGGTTAAATACCCAACCTTTAGTGATTTTTTTTTGTTTTTATAAAACTTACCTTGTGAAGGTAAGGTTACCACATCGTGAGGTAAATTAAAATCTTGTTGTCCGGATTGTTTTGAAGTATCTTCCATTTTCTATATATAAAAAAACCATAGGGAATAAACCCTATGGTTAAATATATTACTTAATGATTTTTTATCAATAGTATTAGTAAACCAAAATACATCTATCAGGACGTAATGTTGCAGTAATTGTAGCTAATGCATCATCACTATATCCCAAACTATCGAAATTCACATCAGTTAAGAATGTTCCTTGTAATATCCACTTTTCAACAGCAACTCCTGTTGGGTCTAACATTTCAAGGTCTAAGTCCTTCTTATAACCCGCAGCATACCCCATACGACCTGTTACAGACTCCGCAGTTAAACGAACCCATTCCATAAGGGCTTGTGACGCTGAAGGACCGATAGGGTCTCTAAACGTAACGTTAATCGTGTTCCATGTAAATCTACCAGCAACATAAGTTGATGTGTTTAAGAATGGAATTTCTGTTGGGTTGATACTGATTTGAGGTCTTGAAGTAGACTCAACGTACCAAGAGTTAATACCTAATGAAGAAGGGAAACTCAATATAAATCGGTTTTTCCTTTTTGGTTCATAAGGGACGGGCATTTTCATTAATAAATCAGCCATAGTATTTTGGTTTTAAATTTTTCGTGTTTATTTAATTATAAATATCAGGTTAAAACTTTTTTCTCTTTACTTTTACTTTTTTCATTGTAAAATCCTTAACTAGAATCCAGACTTAAGAAATTTAAACTTCTTTTTTCTCTCCTCCTTTTGTTAAATAAGTTTTAACTGGTTTTTCATCTTCATATTCTTTTTCTAGAAATGACTTTATAGATTCAATATTGCCTGGGTCATCATCAGAAAATCCTATTTGAGGTACAAAATTGTTAGTTACATCATTTGTAAATGATACTTTTTGACCTAGTTTACGGCTCTGATACTTAACATAGTTAATAAATTCTCTTAATGCTTTTATTTTACCTTCTTCAGGGTTAGAAGCAGACCCCTCACCATAAGTCACAGGATGGTATTTACACATGTCCAAATACTCTTTAATTAATAATTGGTCATCTCTCATTACCTCTCCCGATAAGTCACGGTATTCTTTTAGGTTTTGGATTAAAGACTCCGCACTAATACCATTATGGTTAGTCACAATAAAATTATAAATAGAGTCTCTTAAAACCGTAGGTGTATGTCCTCTTGCAGTTATTATCGCAAAAATAGAACCCCCATTAATACACTCAACAAAATCGTCCCATGAAGGACCTGGTTGAGCCAATAAGGAGTCCACGATAAATTTCTTATCACCCTGAACACCAAAATTTCGGTAAGGGTCTTCTGCATAACCAACAATCATTTCACCGTTATAATCAAAAGGTTCTTTACCGATTTTTTGTCGGTACTCAGCAAAGTCCTCGGTAGACATACCGACTTCACCACCTTGTTCAGATTGTAACATAATTTGAGTTGGCATAATAACAATATTGTCATCCCAATCAAAAGCATAATACTTTAAATCAGGTTGACCTTCTTCTATACCCTCCCTAAGGTTATTAAGATTTCTTCTTATAATCTTTTTAAGACTCATATTACTTGTTCAATTTTTCAATTAGTCTTTCTAACTGAGATTCAGTAACAATAATATTCTGAGGTTTTTCAGAATAAGTTTTTACACCGTTGTCTTTAACTTCGAGTGCTTCTCTAAGAACTTTCTTTTTAAATTCCATATTTTTATTTTTATTAAACGTTTAATTAAAAGTAATAAATGGGGGACACCGAAGTATCCCCCATTATATAATTATCAGATATCCTCAAAAG